TATATTACTTATGCCGAACGATTGGCTCGCTTTGATCCCGATTTGAGTGGCTCTGCAGTTATGGTTATGACAATTGCAAAATCCACTTTGACAGCTTCTGGCGAACCCGGTGGCGGCGGCTTTGCCTTCAATGAAGACAACCTTGTCGGAGTGACTCTTGATATGGGTAACGCAAATGCGTTGCAGGCTCGCCGTTTGACGCGAGAAGATCCGTTCAACAGCAGCAATATTCTTATTGTTGCCTATGGAGCAACATCGTCAAAAACAACCGCACAGGTTTCCGCGTCAATGTTGGCAACAACTTCCTTGACTTTCCCCGCAACTGATACCTTCTTGGCATCGGACGCATTGGGTTCGGTCGTTGGTAGTAGTGCTTGGGGTCTTGAGGATAACGAGTCTATCCCTGAAATTGACATCAAAGTCGATTCCATTGCTGTGACCGCTATCACCAAGAAGCTTAAAGCCAAATGGACTCCTGAATTGGGTCAAGACTTGAACGCTTATCACAATCTCGATGCCGAGGTTGAGTTGACTGGCGTTCTTTCTGAGCACATTGCTCTTGAGATTGACCGTGAGATTCTTGAGGATTTGGTTAAGCAGGCAAAGGCTGCAACCTACTACTGGAGCCGTAAACCGGGCAAATTTGTTGCTCGTGATACTGGCGGCAGTACAAATGAGGCTTTGTATCCTGACTTTACAGGTACTGTTTCTGAGTGGTATGAGACTCTTGTTGAGACAATCAACGACGTCTCCGCTCAAATTCACCGTAAAACGCTTCGCGGCGGCGCAAACTTCTTGGTTTGTGGTCCCGAGGCTGCCAACGTTCTTGAGTTCACTAGTGGTTTCCGCGCAAGCATAACCGCTGATGACAACAAAGGAACTGTTGGAGCAGTGAAGTCTGGTAGCATCAGCAAGAAGTGGGATGTGTGGGTTGACCCATATTTCCCCCGTAATGTTATTCTTGTTGGTCGTAAGGGCGGTAGCTTCCTTGAGAGTGGCTACGTTTACGCTCCTTATGTCCCGCTACAGGTTACACCGACCATCTTCGGTACGGAAGACTTCGTACCTCGTAAGGGAGTTATGACCCGTTACGCCAAGAAAATGGTTCGACCTGATATGTACGGTTTGGTAGTTATTCAAGATCTTCTTGGTTAAACCCAATAAAAACATATAGTTACAAGCCCTCCCTTGATTTTTCGAGGGGGGGTTTTTTATTTTATCCATAAGGAGATTGTTTAACTAATTACCTAGAGGAGAAATAACAATATAATGGCCACCCGAACCCTCACCCCCGTCAGCACCACAAGCCCTATCGTGCTGCCAGCAACGGGAAGCACTGCGAACGTAACCGCTTCACTGCCCTTGGGCATTTATTCCGAAGAAGAGGTCTTTATCAGCGGAGCTTCTGATCAAGTTGCCTACGTCTACCAAAAACTTGGTGGAGAAACTCTTAACATTGAGTTGACAGAAGGACAAGTCTATTCGGCATATGAAGACTCTGTTTTAGAATACTCTTATATTGTCAACATACATCAGGCAAAGAACACTCTTTCAAATGTTCTTGGAAACTCAACCGGAAGCTTCGACCAAGATGGTCGGATCATCGCAGGTGACGCCTTATCAGGTTCCCACGTCGAACTTAAATATCCAAAATGGGAATTTTCATATGCTCGTCGTGTTGCTGCTGGAATTGCATCCGAAACTGGTCTCGGCGGCGAAAAGAGAATCTATTCAGCCTCTATCGACATTGAACAAGGTATCCAAGACTACGACCTTCAAACAATCATCTCTTCAAGTGCTCTCACCGATGGTATTGAATACCAAAATAAGGTTGGAAATAAAAGAATAATGGTTACTAAGGTCTTCTATAAGACCCCACACGCAATGTGGAGATTCTATGGATACTACGGCGGTCTTAACACTGTTGGTGACCTAGCAAGTTATGGTCAATTTGCCGACGACTCAACTTTTGAAGTGATTCCCGCTTGGCAGAACAAACTGCAAGCAATGGCCTTCGAAGACGCCATTTGGACGCGAAACTCACACTATTCATACGAATTAAAAAATAATCGCCTGAGACTTTACCCGCGCCCCGTCCGCCAAAGTCCATCCAAGATATGGGTTGAGTTTTTCCTTCAAACAGATGGTTGGATCGAAGAAGAAGAAAATAAAAACTCAGGAATTGACGGCATAAACAACCTGAACACACTTCCATTTGAGAACATACCCTATAGAAGTATAAATTCTATTGGTAAACAGTGGATACGCCGCTTTGCACTCGCTCTAAGCAAGGAGATGCTGGGGTATACTCGATCAAAATTCGGAAGCATCCCAATCCCCGGCGAATCTGTGACGCTAAATGGAACAGATTTGGTCTCGCAAGGCAAAGCAGAGCAGGATTCCCTAAGAGAAGAATTAAAAACAGTCCTTGATGAAACGACATATCAGAAGCTTATGGAATCTGATCAAGTTTTGGTCGACGCAACAAACAAAATTCAAGAAAAGATTCCATTGCCGGTGATCGTGGGATAACCTATGGCAAAAGATGACAATAAATGGACACAGCCAGCGGACCCACCGCCCCCAATGTTTCTCGGCAAGAAAGAACGCGACCTTGTTAAACAGGTAAATGATGAATTAATTGAAAAAGTCATCGGCCAGCAAGTTCTCTATTACCCGATAAGCATCGAACACACCAACTTTCACTCGCTTTACGGAGAGGCAATAAATAAATCATTTTTGCCCCCAATTCGAGTCTATGCTTTGATCGTTTGGGAAGGGTACGAGACAACAAATACAAACTTTGGTATTGACCGCCGCCCCTCAATCATTGTTCATTTTCATAAAAGAAGATTGACCGAAGATCAAGACCTGTTTGTTCGAGAAGGCGACTTCGTTTCATACGGTTCAGACTATTATGAGATTGTCACTTTAAACGAGCCAAAACAAATATTTGGACAAGTTGATCATAAGATCGAAATTGAAGCAAAGTGCATAAAGGCACGCGAGGGCACATTCAATGGCGAATAAAATAATAAACCTTACACCGTCTACTATTGAGACTATCGATCAAGCAATGTTCAATTGGCTTGACAGCACGATGAACCTCTCCTGCACGATGAAAGACGGGTTTAAAAAGGTTCCAGTCTCATGGGTGGTTTCCGAGCGCTCTCACAAAGCTAAAGCAAACAAAAACCTGCGTGACAGCTCCGGTGCGCTCATCTTGCCAGTTATATCGCTCGAGAGGACCTCGATAAAAAAAGATCCCTCTAGGAAGGGTGCCTATTGGGGACACGTGCCTCCAAACGGCGACCACAAAGGCGGATCGATAACAATTTCAAGAAGAATCAATCAAGAGAAGACTTCAAACTTTGCAAATGCCGATTCTCTTCGCAAACAGGGCCAATTAAACTTCCCGAGACCAAATAAAAAAATAGTTTATGAAACTTTAACAATTCCAATGCCGGTGTATGTTGACGTCACGTATTCGATAAATGTGATGACCCAATATCAACAACAAATGAATGAAATTTCCACACCTTTTATGACAAAGACCGGCGCCATAAATTACTTTCTCATCGAACACGAACAACACAGATTTGAAAGTTTCATTCAACAAGAGTTCACACAAGACAACAATGTATCAGCGCTTGACGCCGATGAGCGGATTTATAAGACCAAAGTCGAGATCAAAGTTTTGGGACATTTAATCGGAGAAGACAAGAACCAAGAATCTCCAAAAATTGTGATCAGAGAGAACGCGGTGGAGGTCAAAATACCAAGAGAGCGCGTCATTTATGGCGACATTCCAGATCACAATGGAAAAGATGGTTTTTACCGCGAATAATAGGAGTTTTGGCCTTTTACAGACTATTTATTAAAGAAAAACGCGCTACAAAACGCAAAAGTGCAAAGCCAAGGAGAACAAAGCATGTCAGAAAAGAAATTTAAATTTGTATCACCGGGAATCTTTATTGATGAGATCGATAAATCCCAGCTATCAACAACCGCAAATGAAAAGATTGGTCCTGTTGTAATCGGAAGAGCAGCTAAAGGTCCTGCTATGCGTGTGACACGAGTTGAGAATTACGGCGAATTTGTGGATGTCTTCGGTGCCCCAATTGCAGGCGGCAAGTCCGCAGACACATGGCGCAACGGCAATCAAGCGGGTCCGACATATGCTGGATTTGCCGCAAAAGCTTGGCTTACAAACAATTCTCCACTTAACTTTGTTCGTCTTTTGGGAACGGAAAACGCACTTGCATCCACCGCTGGCTATGCCGGTTGGAATTTGGGAACTCCCGATCCAACTCTTATTGCGAACCATGGAGCCTTT